TTCTTCATCTCTATCTGTATGACTTACTTTTGCATAACAACGAAATCCAAACATATGCCTATGTCTGTCAGATAAAAATCCGACTTCAGGAAATATTTCTTTAGCTTCTGGCCAACAATGAAATCCTTCTATACTAAATGATACTACTACTGTATACTTCATATTTCTTCGTCAAATTTATAGTTATCCGGTTGAATTTCCATCATATTGCATTTAGTTACTTGATGAACTCTATACCACCCTGCATCGATTGATAATGTGTCAGTATCTTTTAACATTTCTAAATAAGGATCTGAAATTCTATATATAATATGACATCTATTGAATAGATCTGGTTTAATTGTATCTAACGTGTCTTTAGTAGCTTCTATGGTAACAGCACAATTTGATTCATCTAAAATACGTCTAATACTTTCTAGATATTTTTCGTCTTTCATAGACTTTTTCATGAATTCAATTGTAAAATAATAATGAGGATATTCATTAAAATTTTCTACTTCTAAACCATAAGTACTTTTCATATTATGATTTAAATCTCTTATAAAGAAAGTCATAAGATCTGAATATCGACCTTCTACTTCTCTACCTTTCCATTGATGTTTACCGTACATATTTTTTCTTTATTATAAGTAATTTTATTGAATTATCCAAATGAAAAGAATTTATTTACATTATTATTTTCTGGTAATTTATCCCAATTCATAGATGCATAAAAGTCATCTAACTTTCCACGGATTTCTCTATCAAATATTTTATTTCTATCAATAAATTTTTCAACAAACTCTGTTAACTGATCAGGATCTTCATATCCTTTTAATGCAATAGTATCAAATCCCATTGAGTTTGTCTTAAGATATGCCCATTTAATTTTGTCTCCGTCATTAATAGATTCTATTTTGTTAGATATTCCTAAATGATATAACATATCATTATAATTAATAGAAGATTTAACATGTACTGGAGTTCCTGATATATATCCTGATAATGGTTTTCTTTTTTTAATATATTTTGTAATATTTTTAACGCCAGTATTTTTCATTACATCTAATATATTAGCATCTTTAATTTTATCTTTGAAGTCCATTATTAAGTCGGTAGTATCTGTTTTAGATTTTTCTTTAAGAATATACCATAATGTTTCTTTCATAATTGTTTTAAACTCAGTTGGGAATGATGATCTAACTACATCTAAGCCTTTTATGTCTAATTTATTTGTAGGTTTACCTTCTTTAAATATTACCCATTGAGCATATCTCTTTTTTGCTATCCATAATCCGGACTTTGCAACATATTCTTGTTTAATTTGCCATCTATGATCAATTGTATTATGAAAATGTATTGCATATTGATCATACATTTTATTAACATGATTTTGTATTTCAGACGCTATTTCATTTGTCTTTTCAATCATAAATTTTTCATCAGTTTCATCAAAGTCTGGATATCTTTTTTCTATAAGTGGTAAACTAGAAACAAATGTAGAGTCTGTATCCGTATAGAAAGAAAATTCTGCTTTATTACCATTTGCATTAATAAAATAATCTTTGCCAATTTCTTTTTTGTAATATCCATTAATTACTTTTGCTGAAAATTTAATAACACTTTGGCCAGTTGCTGTAATAGCGCCGGCATTATCCAAATCGTGAAATCTAAATGTTTTTAATCCTAATACTCCATAAAATGAATTCAACAATACTTTTTGTGTTAATTGCATTGCATCATAAAACTTATATTTTTCACTTCCTACTTCATGATTATCTCGTTCATTCTTAAATTTAACACGTTCATCAAACCATTTTTCAAGAATTTTTGGAAGAAATCCTTTACTTCTTGTATCATATACTGCTCCATTGCTAGCTACAGTAAATTTATTATCATTTAACCATTGCTTAATATTTGGAATAGTTTGACCGTTTAAATTTACACTAACAGATTCTTTACTTAATAATGATTCTTGTTTCCAATTATGTATAACTCCAATTTTTGTTTCTGGAGATATATTAAGACTCATTATTATGCTTGGATATAGAGATGTTAAATCTAAATCATAAATCCACTTATATAATCCTGGAATAGGAGGCATTACATAAGCTCCAGCTAATTTATCATGGGTTTCGTCTTCAACAAATCTGAATTGTTTATTTGGAGCTACAAATCCATTTCTTTTTAAATCAACTATTGCAGCACCATCTAGATATTTAGATGCATAATAAACATCTTCATATGGAACATGACCTTTATGGCATATTGTTCTTGCTAAGTTTATAAGTTGTAGTTTTTCATCTAATTCAAAAACAAGATCAACATCTGTCATATTGTATTCTATAAATTTATGAATATCAGTTGCAAATAACTCATTTAAGTCTCCATCATATTCAATCTTACCTTTTCTTAATTCTGTTTTGCCAACTGTGTCTAATCGATAATTAGGCAATTCAGTATATGTAAAGTTTTTATATAATTTAATATAATCTAAACTAGATACTCCAAATATTTTATATCGTTCACGATGTTTATTCCATTCTACAATTCCAACTGGAGATAATTTATTTGCTGACTTTGGTCCTAAAACTTTTTTAATTCTATTAATAAGATATGGAATATCATATCCATCTGTATTCCATCCTGTTATAACAGTTGGCTGTATTTCTGAAAAATAATTAATAAATTTAATTAATAAGTTAGCTTCATTATCAAATACTTCAACAGTATAATTGTCTCCATATATTATGTCATCTGGTAATCTATTTTCTTTGTCTAAAACTAATACTCTTCTATCTTTGCCTACTTTGTCATAATATGCTATTGATGTTATTTCAGTTCTTACATCTTCTGGAGTTGAATATCCATTTTCATCTTTTGCTGTTTCAATATCAAAGAAAAAGTCACTATGATTAGCTGATACTAAATCAGATTCATAATAAAGATCTACTAATGTTCTAACCTCTTCATTTAAGTCAGATTCATATGCATCTGAATTATCTCTATGATTGCCAGGAGTTTTTGATAATTTAATTCCATTTAACGATTGGTATTCGCCATTTGGATCTTTAATATACCCATATGGTTTAAACTTAAAAGTCTTATGACCTAATTCGTCATCCCATACGTGCATTGTACCTGTTTTCTTATGATATGCTATATTTTGATACATTTATTGTTTTTCTGCTTTTTTTATATTATACATTCCGTATACATTAATTGATATAATAACAAAACTTAATACTAAGTGACTTAAATTATCAATAAAAAAATCATATACTATCCATCCTGTATCTCCTATAATCCATGCAATCATTGCATACATAGTTAATTGGCGAGCATTCATTATATAACCTAATAATACTAATCCAGTACTAATCCATCCTAAAGTTTCTATCATAATTATAATATAAGTAATTCTTTTTGTTTTTCCAATACTGGTAGTATAGCTAATTCTTTTGCCTTAGCTTCTACTACAATATCTAAATTATCTACACCATACGTATTAGGAGTATTTACAATATAGTCTGCATGGGCTGGTTCTTTGATCTTACAAAAATTCTTGTATTCTTTTTCTATAGTAGGCCATTCAGATATATTTTCTAAGTCTATACTATTACGTTCTAACATTCTTTCAACTAATAACTTTTGCTCTTGTCGTCTAGACTCAGAATAGTGAGTACATTGAGTAATGCCATATTTCTCCCAGGTAGACCTTGCCATAAAGAACGCTTCTTGTTCAGTTAGATCGCCTGTACAAAAAGTATGATGCCAATAGTCAAATGTAATAGGAATACCAATTTCTTGGTGTATAAGTTCGTATAGATGCCTTACACTATACATTGAAGCCTTGTCGTCGTTTTCTAAAACTAGTCTAGCCTTGCAAGAGTCAGATAACCTTCGCCATGTCTTAATCCATCGCTTGGCAGTTGCTTCACGATCTCCATATGCGCCAGCAACATGAATATTAATTTTATTTTCAAAAGAAGGCTCATACCCCATAAGATCAAACATTTCAGAATGTCGTTCTAAACCAATAATACTTTTTTCTACTACATCTAGTCTAGGAGAACCTAATACATGAAATGGACCAGGATGAGTAGTTAGCCTATGACCATTCTGTCTAGCATATTGGCCTGCTGCGTATAGATGCTGAGCAATTTCTTCAAAGTCTGGTAGATCGTGTAATTCGTATTGATCATGCCATGGAAATAATTCAGAGCCTACACGAAACAACGTAATACCATGCTCATCATTCCACTTAAGATAAGTAAGTAAATCTTTTGCATTATCTAATGCTTTATCACTAATAAGTTGTAAATTATCAGGATACCAAGAAGCTTTTCTAGCTGTACGAGAAGTAGTAACTCTACCGCCTAAGTTTTTAGGCCTATTCGTTAATGTTGCGTTAACGCACGCATAACCATATCTAATCATTTTTTATTATATAATAAGAATTATTTTTATAATATCCAAGTTTAAGAGTAAGATTGTAATAGTCTTAATACTTCATTTAAAGCAGAATGCCTATGATTGTCTTTTAAAGTAACAGCATATACAAATTTTGAACCTTTTACTTTAGGCACTTCATGAACAGCTGAATCATTCCGGTGTTTTAAATCAATTTGTTGGCCGTCGCCAGTTAGTATCATAGTAGAGCCTTTTCCTAATCTACTTAATACCATTCCTAATTGTTGCTTGGTTAAATTTTGAAACTCATCTATAATTACACACGCATTATCAAAAGTTCTTCCTCTAAAATGAGTCAGTGAAACAAGTTCAATGTTTTCATCATTTTCCATTTTTTCTAATATTTGAGGTTTATTATAAACTTTTCTCATATTAGAACGAATTGGAACTAACCAAGGCTCCATCTTTTCATTTAAAGATCCTGGAAGGTATCCGTTATCTTCATTTGATACAGTTGGCCTAGTTATTATAATTTGATTAACTGTTCGTTTAAAAAACATATCTAATGCAACCTGTACTGCTAGTAATGTCTTACCACTACCAGCGTTACCTATAATAAAATTATACGGATGATGTAATATTTCAGCTTTTGCTAATTTTTGTTCATCAGATAATGAAATATTAAATTTTATATTACCTTTTGGCGGATTTTTATCTTTATTATCTGGCATTACAAATTACTTTTTAAATATGGCTTCAATAATTATTACTGTAAAAATTATTATGCCACCTGTTATTAATACTTTGATCATATTAGTTTGATACCATGGATATTTCCATTTCCCTTACTAATATATATTCGACACCATCAAATTTAATTTTCTTTTGACTTCCTAGATTGTTTTTACTAATTAATATAGTGTCGCCTGGTTTTACTGACATTGGAATTCTATTACCAGTTTGAGTAAATAATCCTGGTCCTATTGCAATAACTTCTGCATATACAAATTCTTCATTGTATGCACCATCAACTAGTATAATTCCACTATCTGTCTTTTCAGCTTTTGCTTCTTCTTTAATTAGGATTTGATCTCCCATTGGTTTCATTTTCATAACTTTCCTTTATTTTATGTGTTCATTATATTACTATATGCTTTTGCATATAACTGGTTTCTATCTAACTTTGGATGACTTAATTTTAATTTGTCAATTTCTTTAAACATTTCATGTCGTCTGCCATATTCTTCTGCACTATATAATAGATCTTCAATATTACTCATTTTAGTTTTTCTATAATTGTTCGTAAGTTATCTATCATTTCTTGAACTTCTTCTGGATCCATTGTTATTGCACAACAAATATTAACATTTTCTTCTATAGAGTCTAGTATTTCTAACGCTTTATTCTTCAATGTCATCTAAATCTTCGTGAAATAATTCAATTTCGTCTTCTTCTTTTTTCATTGCACATGCTGCACAACAGTTGTCTATACTTTGAGTTAGTTGAATTGGTTGAAACAACATTGTTAACAACGCAAATAAAAAACTAGCAGATTTTATAAGTTTATTCATTTTATATTAAATTTAATAATTGATTTGTTTTCATATTTACCCAATTTTCATCTTTGCCTGGATTCTGTACATGTAACAGTTCATGTACTATTGATTCTTCGCAAAGATCTATATCATGGTAAATAATTCCTTCTTTTTTCTTGAAGTCTCGTTCAATGCCTACAAAATATGTTTCTCCATTATATATAATTTGATTGGAGTCTATTTTTTCTGTAGTTATTTGCCAATCAGTTATTCCAAAATTTAATTGCCATTTTTTTATCAAATAATCTATCATACTCCTCTTTCTGTGTCATATGCAATTATATGATCTCTACCTGTCATGTTATATCCTTTTTCGGCACATAATTCAAATACCTTAGGATACATTTCAATTAATGTTTTTCTAGTATCACCAGCTGGCATTATAAAAGTTTTATGAATAGGAATATCCATTTCAACTCTAAATGTTTCTATTTCTTCTAAATTTTCATCTGTGCCATCCCATACTGGTTTGAAATGATAATCTTTATGATATGTAATTGTTTTTGCAATAGCTTCTTTATTTAATCTAAGTCTATTATGAACTTTAATCATTCGTTCATCAGCGATAGCACCATTTGGTGTAACAGCTCCAAGTATTGGCACACTATTACTAAATTTAGGACTAAGACTAATAAGATCTAATGGATAATCTGTTTCAAGAAAATGAGAACCTTCAGTTTCAATAGTAACTAATATTCCTCGTTCTTTTGCAAAATGAGTTATTTCATTTACTAAAGCAGGATGCATTGTAGGCGAACCACCTGTAAGCATCATTTCTTTTACGTGTGGATTATCATCATATATTTTAATAATATCATTAAATGTAAAAGTTCCTTTTTCTGGATGGATACTTGTATACCAAGAATCACACCAACCGCCGGCTCCAAAATAACATCGATGAGTACAACCTGTTGTTCTAACTGCTATAGTTGGTCTTCCAAATCTACTGCCTTCTGATTGAACACATCTATATACTTCTAATACTGGTAAAACTTTATTATAATCTTCAATCCGCTTCATAAATTGCTGTATTTTTTTTATTTTCAGAGAATTCAACTCTAATTATCTTTACTCTACTATCTGTTTCTTGTATTACAAACTCATTTAATTTGTTAAATATATATTCTGAAAACTTTTCTGCACCAGTTGCTTCTAAAATTCGTAATTGAATAATTCCACTACGATCCATTTCTGTAAATATTTTTAACTCTGGATCGTCATTTGCTATTACTGTAGTATGATCAAATGTATAATCCATCCATTGTTTAGCAGACATTCCATCAATCTTTGTTTTAGATCGTTTCATTCCTCCAAAATCCCATACCCAATTACGATAGTCTAGATCTCCTTCGAATGTTACTTTAAATTCTACTGCATATCCATGTAGAAATTTACAATGTGTATCTGTTGCTTTCCATTGACGAAATACTGTACTAAATCCGTCAAATATTTTTGTTGATTGAAATTTTCCCATTAATAACCTTTTACAAATTCATAAAATTCAGCTCTAGTTGAAGTATCATCTTTAAATGCTCCAGTAAGCTTACTTGTTTTCATTGATGCTCCACCATGCTTAACTCCTCTGCATGATACACAATTATGAGTAGCATCTATCATTACTGCTACTCCATTATTATCATTGATAATAGTATTAATTGAATTATGAATAGCAACCGTTAATTGTTCTTGTATAGCACCTCTTCTTCCAAAATGTTCTACTAATCTATTTAATTTACTTAATCCTATTACTTTACTATCTTTTCCTGGAATATAAGCTACATGAACTTTACCCATGATAGTTTGATGATGATGTGAACACATTGAAGTCAATGGAATACCGCCTTCAAATACCATACCATCATACCCATCAGATGGAAATGCTGTAATATCTGGTGATCCTTCATATCTACCAGCCCATAAATCATTAACATATGCTTTTGCTACTCTATGTGGTGTATTATCTGAATTTGGATCATTTCGCCAATCACATTTAAGTGCATCTAAAAAGTGACCAAAATGTCTTGCTGCTAATTGTATCATATCAGCTTTTGCTTTATCGTCTAATGGGCCTCCTGGAGCAACCCCGTTAGCAAAACCTTCTTTTACTAGTTCAATTGTTTTCTTTGTTGTCATGTTTTAACTTTAAATTTTTTAATAACTTGGCTATTGATCTTGCTGTTTCTAAATTAACAGATAACCATTTTTTATATTTTTTTTGTTGTATAATTAATTGACTACATTTTTCATACTCTTCTAAGTGTTCTCCAACTTTAATTAAATATGATAAAAAGTCATGAATGTTTTTATCATATTGTATCATTACTGCGTCATTTAACATATGCAGTTCTGTTCCATCTTTATCTGATATTATAGAAACACATCTATAAAACATTTTACGATTTACATTAGTAGGATTTAGAAAACTAAAACTCATTTTTATATTATTATAAGGAAATTTAATTAAATATCCAAGTTAATAAGGACAATGATAACATCCATTGGTACAACAATATCCACGCTTTAAATGATAGTTTTTTGTCATAATCATCATGCCGCTTTCCCAATAAAAATCTTTTTGTACATTAATTTTTTCTTGTATGTCTAATTGTGCTATCCAATCATCTTGCCTCATTATTTTATCTCACAAGCTCCACCTGCACAAGCTAATTCACCTGAAAGATCTGTATTATCATCTAATTCTATTATATTAGAAATATCTATATCAGTTAATGTTTTCATTAATGATTCATATTCTTCTTTTGTGCAATCTTCAAACGGTGCTTGTTTATATGTTCCACCATTATAATTTAGTACTGACAGCCCGTTATAATGTTTTCTATTATTCCACATCCATTCACCAGCTAATTCCCATTCGTCGTCTTTTAAAGATACAGTTGCAGATACATTATGTGTATTAGATCCATTTCTATGGCCAGGTGCTACCCATTCTGTTGCTATTTTTTTTATTCTTTCTAATAAAGCAAATGGAGATTCGGTTCTCATTATTGCTCCGTCTGGAGCTTTTTGTGGAACTGATATTACTGCAGTATCATGTGGTCTAAAATATTCATCTTCAATTAATTCAGGATGATTTTCTATTAAATATTTGTAGATTGATTCATTTTTTCCTACTCTAATTCTTCTAATATAATAATCATTGTGCCATGCATGGATACCAGATGATGTTCCTAATGCTAATGATGTCGTCCCAGCCGGCTTCACGGTTGTTGATCTAGCTGATTTATTTATACCTATTAGTTTTGAAACTCTAGCATTTTCTTTTTTAACTATGTTAGCAGCTTTTGTCATATCATAACCTAAAACTACACCAGATGCAATTCCTGTCATTGATACCCCAATAAGAGCATCTTTTTCTGTTGTCTCTTTCCATATGTTTCTTAAATAATGAAAGTCAGTGTAACCAGCTTGTAATGTACCTATAAACGAAGCTGCTTTAACACGCATATCAAAATCTTCTTGTGATTCAATATCACTAGCGTTTACCTCACACAAGTTACAAAACTGAAAAGGTCTTAATGCTATTTCACAACAAGGGTTTGTACCCCAATCCTTATCATTGTTAAGATATATACCAGGTTCTCCTGCTCCTGATAACTCTACACGTTTCCAAAGATCCATAAAAAAGCTTTTAGTTACTTTGTGTCTCATTAATACAGCTGAATTATTAGCTCTACCTCTTTGTGGATTTGTTTCCCACCAATTACCTGATTTACTACCAATCATTTGCTCGTCATCTGCAGAAAACAAACTAATTAAAGCAGCTCTACGAATGCCTCCAGCTAAAACAGCATCTGCTATATGACAAACAACGTCATGTGTTTCCAATGTAGATAGTCTATCTCCATCTTCTTTACCATCTAATATACCTGTAATTTTTAATATACATTCTTTTAATGGTTGAGGTCCTGGTGCTTTGCCTCCCGATGTAACTAATTGAGCTCCTTTTGGTCTAACATCTGAAAAGTCAAATTCAATTCTTGAACTTTTTCCATTTAAATAAGATTTCATAAGAACTTTGATAGCATCAGCCCAACCTTCAATACTGTCACCAATTAAAAATCTTCTAGATCTTTTTGTATAAGGTTTATTAACAGGAGGTAGTTTATCTACATGATGTTTTTGTACTGAATATCCTACTCCGGTACCGCCTAATAATAAAAACATTATTTCACTAAATGAATCAGTATGATCAATTGGTAGATAAGCACAATTATACACTCTATTAGGACTAATTTCGATTGGTTTGCCACCAAATTGTAACGACCTCATAGAAGGCAAAATCTTCTTATCATATACTAATCTATAAACATTTTCAATTTCATCTTTTAACTTAGGATAACTTTTTATATGCATAGCTTTATTTCTGTCTACTAACTCTGTCCAAGTTTCTCTTCTATTGAATTCTGGAATGTATTTTGCATATTTCATATGCACTGTAATATCTGATAAAATTTTATTTGAAATGTTCATATATATGACTCCTTTTTTTATTTTTAGACAAAAATAGACCCCACTTTTGGAGGCCTACGATTAATTTAATATAAATATAATTACTAGTTAAACTTTAGCCTAAATCTTTAAATTTTTGTGCTAAATTTTTCTTAATTAATGTATCACCAGTTTTCATTGTTTGAGTTGTTTGTCTACCTTGTGTAGTTTGTGGCTCATAAAAATTAAACTGGCCGTTATTTGTATTTATTTTACTTGGTAATGTTATTCCATCTGGCCCAAATCTGTTCTTAATAACATGTCCTCTTCCTGTTCCTGATAACTTGTCTTCTACTTTTCTTGATAATGACATTAAGAAATCAGCTACCATTACTTTACCATATGAAGATGCAATTTTGTCTGCTTCAATTATATCATCTTCCAATGCAGATCTTCCTGCTTGAGATGCTGTCCATACTGGTATTTCATATTCGCCTGCCATACCACGCATTTCTTCATATAGTTCTTCCAGTGCTTCATGTTTGTCTTTTTTAGTATTAACCTTTAAAAGATCACCATAATCTATTACAATTAAATCTGGTGTATTCCCTAACATTATAGTTTTTTCAATATGAGCTTTAATACCCATTACTCCTGTAGATTTAGTTGGATAATATTTTATAATTAATTCGCCTGATAATGTTTCTAGCTTTTCTTCTATTTCATCAGTATGATTTTTTAAATTTTGAGCTGCAATACCAGTTACTACACTATCATATCTTTGACCTACATAGTTATCATTTAATTCTAATGTATAATGTATAACTGTTTTGCCTTGCCTTATTGCATTTGCTCCAATATTAATAAGCATCCATGATTTACCAATTCCAGCTGGAGCCATTACTACACCTAATTCTCCTTTTGCTAATCCACCATCCATTAAGTCATCAATAACATCCCAACCTGTACTAATAGTATGCCTTGCTGATTCTGTATATCTTGCTACGACATCTTTTTTGTATTCATGTCCAATATCCGTGTCAGCGCCAGCTTTCATTGCAGAATCCATTTTGCTTTTTATCTCATCATAACTACCTAATTTAAGTAATCCAACTGAATCCATAATAGCTCGTTTAATTTCTTGATTCTTACAAAATTTTAGTATTTCATTTTTTACAAATTCTAGATCATCTGACTCCATATACCGGAATACATCTTTTAATTGTTCTAAAATTGCTGTTTTTAAAATATCATTATCTATTTCAGTAACTTTAACTTTTAATACATCTTTTGAGGGAGGAGTTTTATATTCTCGAAAATGTTCTATTAAAATATCTAGCAACCAACTATTAGCATCAGATTCGAAATAATCTGACTGGATAATATCTGCAATTTGTTGTAGAAACGTTCTATCCACAAACATAGCTGCCAAAACTTTAACTTGAAATGTCCATCCATACTCACTTAACTTATCTGTCATATATTATTATATAGAAAATAATTATTAAATCCAATTATTTTGTTTTTTGTGCAAATGCACTTAATGATAACCATGTATTATTTAACCAATCTGGTAGATTCTTCATCACGGCCCACATTTTATCTTCCATGAAAAGTCTTCTGAATTCAATTTTATCTAATTCTGAAGTTGGAGATTCCATAATTTTTCTAATATTACTTTTTGTTTGAGCTGGAATATCTAATAGTTTTAGATTCATTAGTCTCCAGTTGTCAGATATTATATTTTCATTATCTAATATCTTTTTATATGTTTTTGAGTCGTCTATATTTTTATTACATACTTCCCATAAATCATCTAATTCATATTCACGTTCATTATTTAAATTAGGAATATGTTTCAATAATGTCTTTGGACCAATCCCCATTACACCAGGAATATTGTCTGACTTATCTCCGGTAAATGCTCTATATAACACATAGTTTTTAGGGTGTACTTGAAACTCATCTAATAATTTAGATGTATCATATAGTTTCTTTTTAATAGGAGACCAAATTTGAATTTTATCATTAATTAATTGATAAAAATCTCTATCAGTTGATACAATTGTTATTTTTTTACTCTTAACTTCATACATTTCTGTAATATATGCAATTGTATCATCTGCTTCAATACCGTCCATAGATAAAAATGTTACTGGTAATGCATCTAAATATGAAACTAATCTGCTAAATTGATGACGCATAGCTTTTTGCTCATCTTCAATACTTGGCATATGATGATCATGTCTTCTTAATCTTGTTTTATTAGCTCGATTACCTTTATAATCTTTATAAATCTTTTTTCTTCGCTTTGACCCCCCAACCCCATCAAACACTATAATACATCTAGAAGGCTTAAAATCTCTTACACACTTACCAATGCTATATAGAAATCCAGTTATTCCTCCTATATGCTCTCCGTCTTCATTAGTTGAAGGAGTTGCTGAAAAACTTCTAATAAAAGTATTCAGGCCGTCAAAAATCATTAAATGATCGTCCGGCCCTTGTGGAATACTTTCTTTTTCTTTTTGAAGTTGCTTAAATAATTCTTGATATTTATTCATTATCCTTCTTCGTTTATAACTTCTTCATCAACAACTATATCATCAATACCTCCGTCAACGCCGGCTCTGTATTTAAATATATATGCTTCACAAATTCTATCATATAGCCTGTCTTTCATTTTGGTATTTTGTATTACCTTTTCTATGAAATCTTTACTTTGAAATTTGATAGTATCTAATACTTCACCTGTATCAGGATCAACATCATCTAATGAGTACCAAGCTCCTGATTGAGAAACTAATTTAAAATTCTTCATGATATTTAACCAACCACCATAGTTGTCAATTCCGCTATCATAATATATTTCATAATCAATTTTTTTGTTAGGAGGTCCCATTCTGTTTTTCACGACATGTACATTAGTTTTATTTCCAACTACTTGATCAGCTCCATTTACTCTGGCCTTAATCATTCCAGTATTTTTTAAACGAAGTCTAACTGATGAATGAAATGGTAAAGCTTTTCCGCCGGCTGTTGTCCACGGATCTCCAAAAGATACGCCTAATTTAGTTCTTAATTGATTTGTAAAAATTAAACATATTCTTTCTCTGGCTATCCAATTGGTAACTTTTCTCATAGCTTTACTTAATATAATAGATTTAGATGTTGCATATCCATCTTTATCATATTCCATAGCCATTTCTATTTTAGTAGATGCACCCATTACTGAGTCTACTACTATAGTTACTAATCTATCTTTGTCAGACTTTCTAACGTTTTCAACAATAGTTTCAATAGTTTCAAATATTTCTTCTATTGTTTCTAATGGAACATATAACATAGTTTTTAAATCTACGCCAATTGCTGTTAAAAATTCAGCACTACTTGCTGATTCTGTATCAATGTATACTGCTAATCCGCCTCTTTTTTGTGTCTCTGCTAAGGTATGAGCTGCTAGTAATGATTTACCAGAAGCTTCAAGTCCTGTTATTTCAGTAATTCTACCAACAGGAAAACCTCCATTAGGACGATTCGAAATAGCTAGATCTAACATTGAACATCCGGTGGATATCCATTCAGTAACATTTGTAGGAGCATCTTCATCACCATCTAAAAAGAATGCTGACTTATAATTTTGTCCTTTAAATTGCTTATTAATACTGTCTGCTAGAGTTGATGCTAATGAATCTTCCAGTTCGCTCTTTTTCTTTGCCATATATAACTTTCTTAATTATTGAATAAATCGTCAAATGCTTCTGCTACGTCAGTTTTCTTAGTAGCTTTAGTATCATTTGTTTTTGTTTCTGGCTTTGCTGCGGCTGTTGTTTGAGTTGAAGTATTAGTATCAGAATCTGCTGTTTCTGGATTCATCCATTCATTTAATGCAGTTTCTAATTCTTCATATGTTGGCTCTGGAAATAATTCTGTTATTTTAGGTTGAGCTAATATTGATTTTGCAATTGCTTTATCTTCGGTAGCTGGTGATGTATTTGGCTTAACTCTAATAGCAGTCTTTGGATATTGTCCAGGACCTTCTGATGGAGTAAATTCAACATCAATATCTCTACCATTCATTAAGTCGGTAATATCTCCATAATCTGGATCTGCTATAATAGATAATAATTCAGAATAAATTGTTTTTCCGAATCCCCAAAATTTGACGCCTTCAGATTCTTTACCTCTTACTACAACAGGAACATAAGTTCTCATTTTAGGTTCAATTTTTCTACCCATTAACCAGTCATCTTTGTCACCAGTTTTCTTAAGCTTTTCGGCAAATTCTACTACCGGATCAGCATTACCAAATGTTATTGGAGAGAGCATACTTCTCTTTGCAATATCATAATGAAAATACATTTCTAGGAAAGGGTTTTCTTTTCTGTGGACGTAAGGGACAATTCTTACTCTTTGTTTACCAGGCTCTGGTCTGAAATAGTTATTTTTTCTGTCGTTAGTTGTTGTTAATTGGTTAAGTTTCGCCTTTATGGCGTTTAAGTCTAAACTCATATTGTATCCTTTAATTGTTTAATTGTTATTATTTGTTTATTTATTAATTATATTATAAGTAATTAATTCGTTAATTCAAAGTTAATTGTGTAATTGTTTAATTTTTTTAAGTTATCGTTCAAGTTCAAAATCTTCATCTTCATCATCAAACGGATTTCTAGGTTTTTGATATGGTTTATCATAATTACCTTTTTGAAGATCTCCCATTAATGAGTTTGGAATGTATAACTTATCGTCTGCTAAAAATTCTCCTGCTAATTTTCCATCAACATAAATTTCCAAGTCTCCGTTTTGGCCAATTTTCCATTTGCCTGTATCGCCTTCTTTTTTCTTGAAATATCCTTTTAGCCAATTTTGTTGATTAGCTGCAGCTTCAGTTATTAAGTTATTAGCTTCTTGAAGATTTTTAGTTCTAAATCTTTTCATTGATTCTTTTAAATTCATTATTTCTCCATTTTTTCTAATGTGTCAATTTCAAAGTCTTCTAGTTCTCCATGAAATGCCATTGATCCTTCCATTCCCCAATCGTTGCCACCTTCATCAGTTCCCATTAAATAGATTGCTTTTTCATATCCATGATCATCAACTTCATCATAATCATCAAATTCTATGTCAAATGGAGTACTTCCGTCTATACTAACTGTTATTGTAAGATTTGTACCACTACCCATTTTTGTATTTTTCAATTCAATTCTTGGCTGATAGTTTTGATTGTCTTTATATTTTAGATCTGTACGAACATTTCCGTCTTTGTCTTTTAAAACCTCTGTTATACCCATTTTTGCAACTTTAGCTTTAATCATTTCCATGTATTTATCATCAATTGTTCCAGCTAACATTCCTTTTTTGCCAGCAATTGCATATAATCCTTTAAATACAGCATTTGTTCCAATAATTAATATGATATTATTAGATCCTTTTTCTAAAGTAGCTACAGTTTGGCCGTTACTTATTTTTTCTAATTCAAATCCCATGTCAATTAACGGCTGTAATCTATTTGAAGATTGTTCTTGAAGATTTTTTTGATGAGTTTTAGCAGCGTCTGCTAATGTAGGTAAAGATCCATCTGCATTTCTTTCCCATGCAAATCCTTCTTTTAATATTTTTTTAATTTGATCATGATGTTATTTTCTTTCTATATATAAATATATCTAAAAATTAATTCTTCGCACAAATACCAAATCTATTCTTTTATATCCTGGATCATCTACTAATATAAAGGAATTTTCATATGCTTCCCATGGAATAATCATTGTTTTATCTAGTATACCATTATTTAAGTCTTTGATAACTTCATTTAATGCATTAACCGTATACAATGTATTAGTTTCTTTTTTTCTATGTATAGAAATTGTATTCTTACCTCTATGACCGTTATCTTCAGCATTAAATGTGCAATATAATTCGTTGCGGTTTTCATGGTTAGCAAACACAAATATTCGATTTTCTGGAATTTCAAAGTTTTGCTTGATATATTCTGTAACTATATCTAAATTTGTTTTATGTGCAAATGTGCACAATAGTTGTGTCCTCACTTCTTATCCTAACTTTGATCAGCCATAAATGTAT